CTTCCGTAACTGCAAAGTCGCGGGCTCTTAAAGCTGAGTACACAATGGAACTCGCTCAGGATCTTAAGGCCATTCACGGTCTAGATGCCGAGACAGAGTTAGCTAACATTCTAAGTTCCGAAATCCTGGCTGAAATTAATCGTGAGATTGTTCGCACGATCTATAAGAACGCTAAGAAGGGTGCCGCAACTAATGTTACTGATCCTGGCAAATTTGATTTGGATACAGATTCCAACGGTCGTTGGTCTGTAGAGAAATTCAAAGGCCTAATGTTCCAGATTGAGCGTGATGCTAATGCAATCGCACAAGACACACGCCGTGGTAAAGGTAATATCCTCATCTGTTCCGCAGATGTTGCTTCTGCCCTTACAATGGCCGGTCTATTGGATAACGCTACTGGTCTTAATAACAACCTAAATGTCGATGATACAGGCAGCACATTCGCTGGTGTTCTAAATGGACGTTTCAAGGTTTATATTGATCCATATTCAAATAACACGAACGCTAGTAAGTTCTATGTTGTTGGATATAAGGGTACTTCCCCTTACGATGCTGGCTTGTTCTATTGCCCATACGTCCCGCTCCAGATGGTGCGTGCCGTTGGTGAGCAGACATTCCAGCCCAAGATCGGCTTTAAGACACGTTATGGAATCGTAGTAAATCCATTTACTTCGGCTTCTGATGATAGTAACGCTTACTACCGTCGTGTCCAAGTCCAGAACTTGATGTAAAAAATTACTCACTTATAATAACTATATAAGAGTAACTTTGAAAGACCTCTCCTAGGAGAGGTCTTTTTTTTATCTCCAACTATTATAAATATTAGTATGGCAGATGAACAAAATTATACAACGTCCGGTAATTTAAATATAGAGAAAATTGCCGCGCTTTCCAGACAACCCACCGTACAAGACTTTTCCCAGAATAGTCAATTCAAAGTTACATTAGGTAATTATCCTTTATTAGAGTGGTTTTGTACTTCGGTGAGTTTGCCCGGAGTGTCTTTAGGACGTTATGACCAAGGCACTCGTTTAGCAACTATTCCTAGAGTGGGTGATAATCTGACATTTGACGATATTACTTTTACATTTTTAGTAGATGAAAAACTACAAAATTATCAGGAAATTTTTGATTGGATGGTTAACATAGGTTTTCCTTCCAACCACGTACAGTTCAATGCAAAGGATAGAGTGGATAAAGTTGATAGAGGCGGTGAGTTGAGTCTATATAGTGATTTACATATTGCTGTTTTAAGCAATAAAAATAATCCTGTGGTTAGATTGACTTTCCATGATGCTTGGCCGGTATCGTTAGGTGGCTTAGAATATACTTCACAAGACACAGATGCTGCATATTTAACTGCTGATGTTACCTTTGCTTATTCATATTATGAATTCTCAAATCTATAAATAGATTTAGGAGTAGTAAGACAGTCCGTAATGGAAAGAGTTATCTTCATACAATTATTGTAGAAGAATATATAGCGAAAACAAATAGGATGGCTGGCTCTGCTACTCCTTTTTTAACTTTGGAATGATATATAATGAGATTTGATGAATTAAGTGAGATGGTTGATAAAGACCTAAAAATAGATGATACGGAATTAGATTTAGAATCTATCCGAACCCCACAGCTCCACAACAAATATTTAAAATTTTATACACAATTTTCTCTCCAATTAAAAAAGATTAGAGATGAAAGGAAGGTATTGTATCGCCAGAAATGGGAATATTATACAGGCAAATCTGATCCAGAAGTCTATAGAGATAATCCTTTTGATATAAAAGTGCTCCGAGCAGACTTAGATATATATTTAAATTCTGATACTGAATTGCAAGAGATTGGTCAAAAAGAAGAATATATAAAAACTATGGTGGAATATACTGAAAGAATATTAAAAGAAATTAATAATAGAAATTGGAATATTCGTAATACTATAGAATGGAAGAAGTTTCTCCATGGTGAGTGATGTTAGAAATTGAAAAATTTAATGAAGTTTATCTCCGAATAAAATGTGAGCCTTCTATAGGCAGAGAATTGGCTGAATTCTTTTCCTTTACGGTACCGAATGCTAAGTTCATGCCGTCTGTTAGGAATAAAATGTGGGATGGTAAGGTACGTTTATATTCTCCTGCTACTGGTAAAATATATATTGGTCTCTTTCCTTATATAAAATCTTTTTGTGAAAAACAAGGTTACGACATTGTTTTAAAAAATAATAAATTCTATGGGCCAGTGGTAGTTGATAGAGATATAGAAAAATCTCTTATCACCAAATTTGTTAAGACCATTACTCCTAAGGGACTTAAAGTTAGAGATTACCAACTAAGTGCCATATCATACATAATAAACAACGAGAGGGGGCTTATCCTCTCACCCACTGGCTCAGGTAAGTCGTTTATAATATACGCACTAGTTAGATACTATATAAACATAATGGAGGATAAAAAGGTCCTTATAGTTGTCCCTACGACTGGCCTGGTAGAGCAGATGTATTCTGATTTTGCTGATTATGGTTGGTTTCCGGATGAACATTGCCATAAGCTTTATTCAGGTCACGATAAAATTACTAATAAAGATGTTATCATATCAACTTGGCAATCTATCTATAAAATGCCCAAGAGTTATTTTAACCAATTTGGAGCCACTATAGTAGATGAGGCACATCTGGCCAAGGCAAAATCTTTAACTGGTATTATGACCAAACTCCACGATTGTAAATATCGTATAGGTACTACTGGAACTTTAGACGGAACAGAAATTCATCAATTAGTATTAGAAGGTATTTTTGGAAAATGTGAAAATGTAACCACAACTTCAGAATTAATAGAAAAGAAATATTTATCAAATCTACATATCAAATGTCTAGTACTTGAACATCCAAAAGAAAAAAGACAGCACTTTGATTATGCAGAAGAATTTGAATTTCTTTCTGTAGATGAAAAGAGAAATAAGTTTATTGCCAATTTGGCTAAATATGAATCCGGAAATTCATTAGTACTTTGTAGATATATTTCTCAACTTGATATATTATATGAAATGATATCTAATGATAAAGAAACTTATAAAGTTTATGGAAACACTCCGACCCAAGAACGGGAAGAAGTGCGCCGATTAGTTGAGGTGGGTAATGATATTGTTATCGTTGCTTCTTATGGAGTATTCTCTACTGGTATTAATATAAAGAGATTGCACAATATTGTATTTGCCAGTCCCTATAAATCACAGATAAAAGTATTACAAAGCCTTGGAAGAGGACTCCGAGTTGCAGATGATAAAGACCAATTAAATGTATTTGATATTGTAGATGATTTAACTTTTAAGAATAAGGAAAACTTCACACTAAAACATTTTAGGGAAAGGATTAATATCTATAATAGCGAACAGTTTGAATATGATATTATTTCAATTCCTTTAAAACTATAAATACATTTATGGAACAAACTTCCTTTAAGATTATCAAATTAAATAATGGTGATGATATTATTTGCAAAATTGTAAATGAAACTACTGATACTGTAACGGTAGAAAGACCATTATCTTTAGTAGAAGAAATATCTTATAAATCAGACCGCACTGCATTACAAACAGGTTTTAATAAATGGTTATCCTTTTCTAGCGATAATCAATTCCAAATATCTAAGAATAAAATCCTTACTGTTGGCAACCTTAACGCTGAGATGAGGTATTACTATAAAACATTATGTAAAAGGTTAATTGTTCAAGAGGAGAATGAACCTAAAACAGAGGAAGAAGTTGCAGATAGGATCTCCTATATGCAGAAGTCCCTTAATACTATTATGGAGGAATCTGACCTTATAGAGGAATCAGATAATATAATTGATTTTAATTCTATTATGAAGGATGATAAAACTAATCTTCATTAATACTTCACACCACCACCTTACACTTTAATTTAAAGCTTGTCAAGCCCAAATGGATAAAAAAATTAATATAATTTCTATCACGGATATTATAGAGCAAAAGGTCCGTAAGCAAAAAGAGTTAGATTTTTATAATTCTCAATTAGA